ATTAAACAACTCTATTCCACTTTAGTTTTAATATTGATGACAATAATACATAACGTGAAAGATGAGCATTACACTGGTACTATTAGCGAGGACAAGGCTTTTGCACCGGTCTTCGCTTCCAGTGTGATTGACAAGAGAATTTCTTCATATCGTGATGTACTTAGATTTATTTATCAAGTACCACAATCTTCTTATATTATGGCAATTCGTGAAAGTTTAGAAATTGAACTCGTAAAGTTGGATACTATTACTAATCGTATTGACTTTTTGTTTAGTAATAAAAGTGCGTGTCGTGCCGAGGAGCATTGGTACTTTTATGATGGTAATAGTTGTAAAATTATTAACGCTAAGCTCAACTTGAAAGATTTGCATTATAAATTTGCTTATAGTGCTAAAACTGGTTTTCTTCCTGTTAAAACTATTGATTTAAAATCTCATGACGATCTTTATCTTTTGGGTAAAGACATAGATTTTATTAGAGAACGTGATTTGTTGGGTACACTTAAACTTAATGCTAGGATAATTTCTTATTATCCTTATAATGATATTAAATTTAGGTTTATAAATGGTGTACCTGGTGCTGGAAAAACTTATGAAATTATTCAAAAGTTTTTGGAAGATTATGAGGATACTATCATTTGTACCGCCACGCGTGCTGGACGAATGGAAATTGTTAGTAAGTTGAAGCAGTGTTCTAATTTATCTCAGAAAAGGATTTTTAACAGTGTACGTACGTATGACTCTGTCACCATGCATTGTGCTAAACCTAGGATCAGGATGTTCGCTGATGAATGTCTTATGGTTCACTATGGTCAAATTTTATGTGTTGCTGCGATGTTGGGTGTTAAAGAGGTCTTTTGTTATGGTGATTACTATCAAATACCGTATACTGCGCGTCTACCGGAATATACTGTAAAGTATGGTGTTATACCCAAGCGTAGTATGTCATTTAGAACACAAAGTTATCGTTTAGGTAACAATGCTGTTCGGTTGTTAAAGCAGTTTTACGGTGAAGATGGTATATTTTCAGTTCGTCATATTGATGATGACATTTTTGTCACATCAATTCAATCTATTGCACAGCTGAATTATGACCCGCAGTTTAAGTACATTGTTTTTACACAGTATGAAAAATCTTTATTAAATACACACTTTCAGAATAAAAGTGTTAATACTGTTCATGAAGTTCAAGGTCATACCTTTAAGCATGTTGTAGTTGTTAGGTTGTTACCTCAGGACAATATTGTTTTTAAATCTAGACCTCATTTAATTGTTGCTTTATCAAGACATACAGATTCTTTGGAATATTGTACTATTGATACTAATGATACTTTTGCTGAATTATTGAAAGGTACTAAAGTTAGCAATTTTGAAGAGTTTAATGTTTATCAAACTCAAAAGTTTAAGCCATGTCCTATGATTGCTACCTTTGGTGGTGCTTGTGTTAACTCATTTTTAAAAAAGACTGAATTTCCAAAATCGC